ATGAAGATGGTGGACTTACTAAATTTATATTCCAACGTATACAAACTAAATTAGATAAAGAAACTGGCAAGATTGACGTAGAATCTACGTTAACGTAGAACTATTAAAAGAACAACCTAAGCGATAACAGAACACTCCTACCTTAGGACCGTGTAGCTTCGCCCCTAGCTTTAATTATCTTGGAATAATAATTTAAAAGGGGCACTGGACAATATTATGAGAGCAAAAGAGTTTATAACAGAACATAGGGCGGTGTTTAGAAGAAACCCCAACACTGGTCACATCAACCTTTTCTGGAGATGTGAGACTGGTCAGCGCAAGGGAAGGACAGTGCCTAATGTTTCTGATTGTAACCAAGCATTGGACGTAGCACAATCAAACAGGTTTAAAAAGGTCAGAGCTAGGACACATAAGATGCAGGCCTTTAAAAGTAATCGTACTAAAACTCGATCACGGGCCAGCAGGTTAGTTAAAAAATTAAATGTGTGGCGTAAACCACCAATGAGGGTAACATCAAAAGCTAAAATCAAACCAACAAGGATGCGGACCCCAAAAAGAATACGCACAATAAAAGCAAAATGATAGTCATTGAACTTTTTGAAGACAGTCCAGACACTCCGGCAGGTAGCAAGAGTCAAGACCTTAATCTAGGTAAGCTATGGTTATGTCGCACTCTTAAGCGACTAGGACTTGATAAATTTGACAATGCCTATGCTTTAGGCAGTTGGTACGGAAGTATAGCCCAGTACATGTTAGCACGTGATATTGCATGCGATCAGTTGTTTTTGATTGATATTGACCCTAAAAACACCGAATACGTTAAGGCAAATGCAGTTTCTAAACACATAGTACCCGTTACACAAGATTGTAACGACACAGTGTTTGAAGGCAAAGACATTTTAGTAATCAATACCAGCACCAACGACATACACAGTCAAGCGTGGTACGATCATATCCCCCCAGGTAGCATAGTTGCCCTTCAAGGTAGAGACGAACAATGGGACAATAAAGAAAACCAATATCAAACTCTAGAAGCATTTAACAAAGCATATACGATGTCAGAAACTTATTTCCTTGAAGAAATACCATTGACCTGCGTCGAAGGTACACAATACAATCGTTTTATGAAGATAGGTCTTAAATAAATACTATTATGTTAGCATTAGACCTATTTGAACAATTAGACAATCCCACTCCTAGTGTAGAAACTTTAGCGAAAAAGTATAACGTAAGTGTTCGTGCAGTAAACCAACAATTACTTAAAGGCGTACAAGTTGAACTAGAGCATACTAGCGACCCTAAAGTGGCTGAAGAAATTGCGTTAGATCACCTAAGCGAAAAATTAGATTACTATACCCAACTTAGCAAAGTAGGACTAGAAGAAAGCACATTATCATTAATGGATGGCTTCCGCGAACTATTACCTATCGCTGTCAAACATTTAAACCTACCGCACTTGCCAAAAATACATCTTAAAAAAGAACAATCAGGCACACATCAGGCCAGCTTTGGCGGATACGACCCTGAGACTGATGAAATCCATCTTACAATATCAAATAGACATCCTGTTGACGTCTTACGCACCTTAGCACATGAGCTTGTACACTACAAACAAAAATTAGATGGCAAGTTAGTTGATGACAGTTGGAAGACCGGAAGTTCTGCTGAAAACGAAGCCAATAGCGAAGCAGGGATTATTCTGCGTATGTTCAGCAAGCAGTCACCTGAGTTTATGAATGTAAAACCAATAATGGCAGAAAACATTAATGAAGCAAAATGTCCTCCGGCAACACAGGACATAGCTATTAACACGTCCAACAGAAATTCAACTATTAAGAATTATATGTATGGGCCATTAAACTTTGAGTATCCAGATGACTATTGGGCTAAAGCCGCAAAGCTATGGAATACATCTAAAGAATCTGCTAAACAGAGTCTATGTGGTAATTGTGTAGCATTTGATATTTCCCCAAGGATGGAAAAATGTATGCCTGGCAAGGTCAGTGATGAATATGGTAAATTAGGCTACTGTTGGATGCACCATTTTAAATGTCATTCAGCACGCACATGTGAAACTTGGGCCGCTGGTGGTCCTATTACAGACGATGCCATCAGTTTAGACTGGGGTAAGCGTGCTAGCATGAACGAGAACTTTGTGGAAGGTTCTGATAAAAAAGAAGCGATTCTACGCATACAAAAAATGTTAAATAACAAGTATAACGCTAACCTAGATCTTGATGGCATATTAGGGCCACTTACACGTAAATCCATAAACAAATTTATGCCTAATGCTAAGATAGGATTGGCAGACGAGCCTAACAAAACTACTGCAGTACAAGGCAAAAAAATGAAGGAAAACTTTGCTGATGGCAAGAAGCCAGGACGTAAAGGATTGAGTAAACGTGTAGGAATACCTAAGGGTGCCTCAATAGCACAGTTAGAAAAGATTGCTAAAAGCTCTTCAGGTGAGAAAAGAAGAATGGCACAATGGCAGTTGAATATGAAATCAGGAAAAAACAAATGAAGATAAATGAAATTATTCTAGAAGAGAAACAAAAAGGTGTTGACGGCAAAGTATGCTGGAAAGGTTATAAGCGTATGGGCACCAAGAAAAAAGGCGGCAAAACTGTAGACAACTGTGTGCCAATAGAAGAGAGCTACGACAACGATGATGACTTCTACGAAGCATACGGCATAATAGAAGAAACCTTAGAAGAAGCAGAATATCAAGGACGTAAAGTTGAGTTAAACAAACCAATGCAAGGTGATGTTAAAAAGTTTAAGGTCTATGTTAAAGATCCCAAGACAGGCAACGTTAAAAAAGTAAACTTTGGTCACGGTGGGTCAAGTGTAAAAGGTAAAGCAATGCGCATCAGGAAAAATAATCCTAAAGCACGTAAGAGTTTCCGTGCAAGACACAATTGTGATAATCCCGGACCTAAGACATCTGCTCGTTATTGGAGCTGTCGTAAGTGGTAATCAATGACTAACTACGAACATTATCTGCAACACAGTTATGAAGCTGTTAAGCGGGCAGAGAATATGTTACTAATTGATCTTGAGGACGAGCTTGAAGCATACCTAGTGCATCTATTTGCCAAGTACATGGACAAACCAATCGTTAACACCGAACCAGTTTGTATTAAACTATTAGAAAGCACAAACAAACCAATTAAACAACGTATTCCAATCTTAAAAGAAGTAGGCGATGAATGTCTATTAGTTCACTCAATGGATTGGGGGAAGTCAAGATGGCCCACAGATACTTATTATTTAGAAATGGGACAATCAGCGTATGTTACTAGAGCCTTTATCAAAAGACCCCCAGAAATGTTATATGATGAGTTAGCTGTCGAATTCAATACAGTGTCAAAAATTTTACGAAACTGTGGGGCTAGGCGTTAGGATATTCTAAATAATAATTTCATTATATAATATTCAAAATTTAAATACATTAATATCTTTGGTCCTGGAAACAGTTCTTCTATTTTTTTATATTCAGTACGTTTGTACCTAATATGATGTTGGTAATGCCAGGCATCTCTTAATAACAAAGGCCAAAGCCATGGCAAATTCTTCTGTTCCTTCACTATATTCATAGTAGCATCTGGCATTGCTCCAAATGCAATGTGATAAACCATTGGAGTTAAAAAGAACCCAATAAATCCCGAAAATCCAAAACAAATTAAAAACATTGCACCTAACAGGCACATAGTGTAGAAATAGTTGTCATTCATAAATTTATGTAAAACATTCATCTTATTTAATTTGACTAATCCTTTCTCAGATATCTTCTGCCATATAGTTTGGTATCTAACTATCACAAAAGAGTTTGCACCTAGTAGAGATTTTATTTTAGATTCGTTAATCAGTATAGTATGATAATCAAGGTCTTGATTCCAATATCGATGATGATGTAAGTGGCTAGCTCTAGATCTTTCATAATTTCCTAAACTAAGCCTCACAAGATATGTTATTATGTAGCTAATAAATTTATTTTTTGGTTTAATATATTCGTGCATGATATAATCATGCTCAATGATTTGAAGGAAAAAATGCAGTAGATAACTGAATAATAAACTAGATATTAAAAATGTAAAATTAAAAAATATAACATTGTAAATTACAATAATTCCTAAAAATAAGAAATATTTATATTCATCAATAAATCTATTAGATTCATGTATTTTAGATTTTAACGCAGACTTATAATTTATACTAATAAGAGAACACATCTCTTGTACTGATGTTGGAAATATATTTAACTCAAAACATTCAAGTTCTCTTCCTTGAGATCGTAATTTGGCCTGTATTTTAGATTCTAATAGTATAGGTAAAGCCTCCCATCTATAGGAAAATTCTTTATTTACTATTGCAGTTACTATGTAATTAACAGTTGCTTCTTGATCTTCATTAATAAAATAATCTAATTCAAGAGTGTATGATAATGCTTCTCTCAATTCCCAAATTGGAAATTGGTCAATTGACTCATAATTGTGCCAATTAAATTTAGTTAGAATTATATTTGTTAACTCAGGTGAAATAATAGTTGACATTATTAGAAAATCGTGTAAAATTGTATATTGTATTTAATAGAATTTACCCTAGCCTGTAACTTTAATTAAATACTAATACAGTAAAACTCAAGGAGACTATTATGTCAGTGGTATTTTCAACAGAACACAAAGCAAAGCTAACTCAGCTAATTAACGAAGGAATTCAAGTACTTACAGAAGTAGAAGATCTAAGTGCTGGACTTAACGACACTGTCAAGGCAATAGCAGAAGAATTACAAGTTAAGCCTGCAATACTTAAAAAAGCGATTAAAATTGCCCAAAAATCTAAATTTGGTGAAACTAACCAAGATCATGAAACCTTGTCAGATATCTTACAAACTGTTGGTCGCACGCTATAGTTGACAATTTGTTGGAAATAAGTTATAATAAGTAACACGCCTAAAGTGGGCATGAAGAGTGTGTGTGAGCTAGAAGTCACACAAAAAGGAGAAGTATGAGTTACGTAGACGCACTTTACGATCGTAATAAAGATCGAATATATGTTGTAGAAAGAAATAATGGAGAGCGTGAATATACAGAATATCCCGCTGAATACGTTTTTTATTATGATGACCCTAAGGGCAAACATCGTACTATAAAAGGTAATCCTGTTACCAGGTTCTCAACAAAAAATTCCAAAGAATTCCATAGAGAACTTAAAATTAATTCAGGTAAGCAAACTTGGGAAAGTGATATTAATCCCGTGTTCCGTTGCCTGGCTAATAACTATCTAGGTAAACCATCCCCTAAACTACAAACAGCATTTTTTGATATTGAGGTTGACTTTGATCCAGAAAGAGGATTTAGTCCCCCAAGTGATCCATTTAATGCAATCACCGCAGTGTCAGTATATCTTGATTGGATGGAAAAGATGGTTACCTTAGCTGTGCCTCCTAAGACCATGAGCTGGGAAACAGCAGAAGAGATAGCCAAGAAGTATGACAACTGTTTCTTAATGAGTAGTGAAGAAGACCTAATCAAAACATTCTTAGATCTAATACAAGATGCTGACATACTGAGTGGATGGAACTCAGAAGGCTTTGATATTCCTTACATGGTCATGCGTACCAATCGTATCCTGTCAAAAGATGATACTCGTAAGTTTTGTTTATGGAATCAGTTTCCTAAGAAACGTGAGTTTGAACGCTTTGGTGCTAGTAACTTGACATTTGATCTAATTGGACGTGTACACTTAGACTACATGCAACTGTACAGAAAATACACCTACGAAGAACGACATTCATACAGTTTAGATGCTATTGCTGAGCATGAACTTGGTGAAAACAAAACGCAATACGAAGGTACCTTAGATCAACTATACAATAAAGACTTTGAAAAATTTATTGCATATAATATACAAGACACTGCTATTCTGGCAAAGTTAGATAACAAACTTAAATTCTTAGACCTTGCTAACGAACTAGCACATGACAACACTGTGTTGCTACAAACAACAATGGGTGCTGTGGCTGTTACAGAACAGGCCATTATCAATGAGGCACACGAGCTTGGCATGGTTGTACCAAATAGACGTGCTAGAGATGATGATCGTGTTAGTACACAGGCCGCTGGTGCTTATGTGGCACATCCTAAGAAAGGCATGCACGACTACATTGGGTCAGTTGATATTAACTCACTATATCCCTCAGCTATTCGTGCATTAAATATGGGTCCAGAAACTATTGTGGGACAATTAAGACCTACAATGACTGATCATCATATTCAATCACGACAACAAGACGGCAAATCATTTGCTGATGCTTGGGAGGGAATGTTTGGTAGTTTAGAGTATGAAGCAGTCATGAAAGGTGAAGCAGGGACAGAAATTACCATTGATTGGGTCAACGGAGAAAGTGATATAGTCAGTGCCGCAGACTGTTGGCGTTTGATATATGATTCAAACAAGCCTTGGATATTGAGTGCAAATGGTACTATATTCTCAAACGAAACAAAAGGTATTATTCCAGGACTACTAGAACGTTGGTATAGTGAACGTAAAGAAATGCAGGTCAAACTGAGAGAAGCTATTGCACAAGATGATAAAGAACAAATAGCATTCTGGGACAAGCGACAGCTAGTTAAAAAGATTAACTTGAACTCATTGTATGGTGCACTACTTAATCCAGGATGTCGTTTCTTTGATCATCGTATTGGGCAGTCAACTACACTAACAGGTAGAACTATTGCTCGTCACATGGATGCTTATATCAATGAATTGATCACAGGCACATACGATCATACAGGTGATGCAATAGTGTATGGTGATACTGACTCCTGTTACTTTACTGCATGGCCAACTATTAAAGAAGAGGTTGAAGCAGGCAAGATGGAATGGAATAAAGATATTGCCGTACAATTGTATGACACTATCTCAGATCAAGTCAATGAAAGTTTTCCGAGATTTTGCGAGAAAGCGTTTCATGTGTCACGTAAACAAGGTGAGCTAATCAAAGGTGGTAGAGAACTTGTAGCACTCAAAGGATTGTTCATTAAAAAGAAACGTTATGCTGTGTTAATTTATGACATGGAAGGCAAGCGTTTAGACACCCATGGTAGTCCTGGTAAAGTAAAAGCGATGGGCTTAGACTTGAAACGTTCAGACACTCCTAAGGTAGTACAAGACTTCTTGAGTGAACTACTACTAGAAACCCTAACTGGTGCTGATAGAGAACGTCTAATTGCCAAAGTGCGAGAGTTTAAATTGCTGTTTACAGAACGCCCGGCATGGGAAAAAGGCACACCCAAGCGTGTTAACAACTTAACAAAATACAGTAAAGAAGAACAGCGATTAGGTAAAGCTAACATGCCAGGGCATGTACGTGCCGCAATGAATTGGAACAACCTAAGACGTATGCACAGTGATCGATATTCATTGAGCATAGTTGACGGAATGAAAACCATTGTGTGTAAACTAAGAGACAATCCATTAGGGTATACGTCAGTGGGGTATCCAATTGATGAAACACACATACCTGAGTGGTTTAAAGACTTGCCGTTTGATGATGCTAGCATGGAAACAGGTATTGTGGATCAGAAAGTAGAAAACTTGCTAGGTGTGTTGAACTGGAAGATTAGTGAAAACACACAGATAGCAACAACCTTTGACGATCTGTTTACTTTTGATTAAAATGAAGCTGAGAGACTTGGTCACATATCGGAACCACTTAATTAACACACTTCAAGTGAGGTTGAATCCAACCCCATTGTCAGATAATAGTAGCATCATTGACAAATTAAGTAGAACAACAGCAAAAGGGTTTGAGCAGTATGTTGATGGTATCGACGGCATGTCAGAACAATGTAAAAGCATTGCATCAGCTTACAACAATGTCACTGAAGATTTTAAAGTTCTCATTGAACGGGTAGAAAAAGATATAGACACTTGGTCTGATGAGATGTTTGATAATTATCAAGAGATCTTTACGTTTGAGACCATAGCGATCAAACTTAATACCCTAAAATTATCTGATGACGTTAAACTTAAGATACAAGATAAGATTATCCTACATGGGAGTAACTGGCGGTATCCTGGATTACAATTTTTTCCGACCAGTGTGGAATGGGTAAAAACAATGGTAAGTATGGATCCATTATATCTAGCAGGAACATCATTGACCTATTTAGAAGAAAGCATTAAGGACTATCCAAAGCAATATCAAAATAGGCTTAGAATATACAAAATACAAACTGTAAATTTTGCAAGATTCCCTCAACAGCAGTTTGGGTTTATCTTTTGTTTAGGGGGGTTAAAGTTCTTACACAGTAAGTATTTAGAAAAGTTTGTTACCCGGGCATTTGGTCTATTAAGACCAGGAGGTGTTTTTGTCTTTGGATATAATAATTGCGAAACAGATGTATTGATTGACAGTGCTGAATTCCAAGAGATCAGTTATTACAGCAATAGAAAACTTAGGGCATTGTGTGATAAGGTGGGATATGAGATCATCTCATTGGAAGACCTTGAGGGATTTGGTGGTCTTGCAGAGATCAGGAAACCAGGAACATTAACTACAGTAAAAGCACATCAGGCGATGGCGCAAATATTAGTAAAATAAATTCATCAAATTGATTGCAAAACCTAAATAAATCATATATAATGACATATCAAAGGAGAAATACATGAGAGACCATCTATTAGACATCGTTAAAAACACTTACGGGTTAGGCATCATTGACCTAGTTAAGATCATAGGAACAGATACAGAAACTGCAATTGAAGCATTGGCAGAAGATCGCTCGGTTATTGTACAAGCACAGTTAAACACAGCAGTGCCAGAGTTTAAAGGTACATTTGGCATGCCTAATCTAGGTAAACTAAGCACTATTTTAGGTATCAGTGAATATAAAGATAATGCTAAGATCACATTAGCAACACAAGAGCGTAATGGAGAACAAGTGGCAGTGGGTTTACATTTTGAGAATGCCGCGGGCGACTTTAAAAACGATTACAGATTTATGAGCCAAGAGATAGTCCTTGATAAACTTAAGACTGTCAAGATGCGTCCGGTAGCATGGCATGTGGAATTTGAGCCCAGCGTTGCTAACATACAAAGATTGAAATTTATGGCGCAGGCCAATGCTGAGGAACTTAACTTCACTGCTAAAACTGAAGGAACAGATCTTAAATTGTTCTTTGGTGATCACAGCAGTCATGCTGGCAACTTTGTGTTCCAAGCTGGTGTCACTGGTGCATTAACAAAAGCATGGGCATGGCCAGTAACTGCCGTGATAGCGATATTAGGACTGGCGGGCGATAAAAAATTTAGTATCTCAGATGAGGGTGCGGCACAGATCACTGTTAACAGTGGGTTAGCAACTTATAACTTTATCTTACCGGCACAAAGCAAATAATGGCATTTGAAATAGATAACTTAACAGCAAAGCAAAATGACTATGCGGTATTCTTACCAGCACTTAGTGGTTTCTATGGTACCTATATAGGTAAACAAAGACATAAAGAGCCCGATAACAAAAAGTATGACAACGGTAATTATGTTCCGCTAACTCGTGTGCCAAAAGATTTTGAGAATGGTGTAGAGGGCATGAACTGGCTTAACAAAGATGAATCATACTTTCCTTACAAATGGGCGTTGTACTCAGCAGGACATGCCGAGTTAGACATAAACAAGTTTTCACCAAAAGAAGACATGATCCGTAATAGAGATCGTGCTAACTCATTTGTGTTAGGTGACAGTGGTGGCTTCCAGATTGGTAAGGGTGTTTGGGAAGGTGACTGGAAGAATCCTGCGTGCCCTAAAGCACAAAAGAAACGTGAGCAAGTGCTAGCATGGATGGACGCTTACATGGACTATGGTATGATATTAGACATACCAGCATGGGTTTGTCGCTCGCCAAACGGACGTGCTAAAACAGGAATCACATCATACCTAGAAGCAGTTGAAGGTACATACATCAACAACGATTACTTTATGAAACACCGTACAGGTGCATGTAAGTTCTTAAACGTGTTACAAGGTGAGAATCATCAAGAAGCAGACGATTGGTATCAACGTATGAAAAAATACTGTGACCCAACGCAGTATGAACGTCCATTTAATGGTTGGGCAATGGGCGGACAGAACATGTGTGATATACATCTGGTTCTGCGTAGGCTGGTTGAACTAAGGCACGACAACTTGTTACAAGAGGGCTTACACGATTGGATGCACTTCTTAGGCACAAGTAAACTAGAGTGGGCATGCCTGTTAACAGATGTACAGCGTGCAGTTAGGAAATATGTCAACCCAGCATTCACTATATCATTTGATTGTGCGTCACCATTCTTGGCCAGTGCCAATGGACAGATATACATACAGACGGAGATTGAAGATAGATCCAAGTGGACCTATAGAATGGTACCTAGTGTTGATGACAAGAAATATGCTACAGACACCAGACGTCTAAGAGATGCTGTACTACAAGATAAGATATTTGAAAACTTTACAGAATCACCAATAAGTGCTAGATTACAAATTAATGATGTTTGTCAGTACGCTCCGGGCGACCTAAATAAGATTGGTAAGGAAGGAAAGACAAGTTGGGATTCATTTAGTTATGCACTGCAAATGGGACACAATGTATGGAGTCATTTAAATGCAGTACAAGAAGCAAACAGGCAGTATGATCAAGGAATAACTCCGCGTATGTTAGTACAGGAATCATTTGATCGTGTTTATTTTAAAGATGTTGCAGAAGCAATTTTTGCTACAAGCGATAAAGGTGAAGCATTGGCTATCATTGATGACTTTAGCAAGTTCTGGATGCAGATTATTGGTACCAGAGGTGCTATTGGTAAGAAAACTGTTAACGCTAGTGCTATGTTTAGTAACTTGTTTGCAATGGACGAGGAAGAAGAACATCCAGTGGATGACAGTGGGCTAGATGAAGCAAGTCTTGACACACTAGAGGCAGGACTAGAAGAATAACAATATAGGAGGACTACATGAGCGTACAACATCATTTAGACGCACTCAAAAGAAGGCACCAAGCTATTGATGCACAGATACAAGAAGGGTACAGTAACTATGTTGCCGATCAAGAGTTAACTAAAATGAAACAAGAAAAATTAATAATCAAGCAACAGATTGAACAAATTGAAAACGATATGGATGACCACACAAAGGAGAACTAAATCATGTTTAATTGGATAGCAAGTATATTTGATGCACCATCATACACGCAGGAAGAACTCAAATCATTTGATAAACTAAAGTTAGAAGAAATTGTTAGAGAGTGGGGGATCGAACTAGATCGCAGGAAGACCAAAGCAAAACTAATCAAAGAACTTCTAAAAATAGAAGAATTTAGAGACCTCGACAAACTAGAGTTGGAAAAGATTGGTAGGAAATCAGGGATTGAACTAGATCGCAGGACTACCAAAACAAAAATGATTAAAGAACTTTTAAAAGTAATAAAACTTTAGAAATGAACATTAAAGACACTCCGTGGTTTGAAAGCAAACCGTTACTAGAACATCCTAAGTACTATGTGTTTGAGGACAAGTATCCTGTGACCAAAGGACACTTGCTGTTCGTTCCCAAAGAAGATACAGAGTTGCACATCCGTGAATGTTTCCTAGCCGCATATGAGTATGGGTTAGATCTATTTAAGAAAGAATATTGTGACGGATTTAACGTTGGTCAAAACGTAGGTGTGGCGGCTGGACAGACAGTAATGTGGCCGCATATACATATGATACCACGCAGAGACGGCGATTGCCAAGACCCTAGAGGTGGTGTACGTGGTGTTATAGCAGAGAAACAGAAGTACTAGGTTGATTAATATTTCAAAAGACTGTATAATAGCAATATGAAAAGAGATTACGCATCAGGCATTGCAGAAGCGGTAACTTACTTCACAGGTATTGAGATTGAGAAGACACCTGCGTTTGGGTTAAAGACTTTGTTTGTTGTTGGAGTTCAGGCTCCGGAGACCATAATCGATCTCGCCACACATGAGAAATGCGAGCACTTATACTTCGGAGCCAACCAATCATTTGACGGTACTGACATTGGTGGATGGGATCAAATGATATCACACTGTTTACGTTTAGGATATAAATGTACTCTAGACTTTGATGTTGAGTTTTGTACTAGCAAGTCTAAATGGTTACAAGAGCTATCTAAGTTTGAAGATACGTTTATTCCACAGATATCAGTTAAAATACCTAACTTGACAGCATACAATAAAAATGCCACAGTAAAGATTGACGACATAGACTTTAAGGCAACCAATGAGGGTGTATGGTGTCATAGTTTAGCACAATTACAGCCAAAAACTTTATTTACAGACTGGAGTGAATACGGAAATGACGAGATTATTTAAATGAATCAAACACAAAGAGAACACGTAGATAACATAATGTCTAAAGCCAAGAAAATGATATGGATTACCTTTCAGCGTGAAGGCATACATTATTATCCAGCCGCACTTGATGATCCTAAGCTAGCAGATGTCAGTTTCTTAGGACATCCGCATAGACACATATTCCATTTTAAAGTCTGGATTCAAGTGTTCCACGATGATAGAGATCTAGAGTTTATACAGTTTAAGCGTTGGTGTGAAAGTTTATACACAACAGACGGCGTATTGAAACTAGACTATCAAAGTTGTGAAATGATATCAGATGCACTCTACTTAGAAATAGCTAACAAGTATCCAGATAGAGATGTTAAAATTTCAGTTGCAGAAGATAATGAAAACGGTAGTGAAACTGAATATAATACTACGAAACCAGCTAATAGGATAACGCTATGACTTTAAAGTGTAAAAACTGTGGTGATGTGCGACATTGTGGACATAGTTGTATGGACTGTTGGGAATGTCCTGACTGTGGGTGTGAAGACTGCGAACCCACAAAGACCAATTTAGATGACGATGGCTTTCCGTATCCAACTGGGGATGATTAATTGGCAAACGTATTCCTAGTAGACCTAGAAGCAGTTGAATCCCGCTACACAGGGCAGTGGAAAACTCACGTACCTAAACTATTAAAGGAGGCAGGACACAATGTTACAATTATTGAAGGACCTAGTGATATTCCCACAGCCACTACTCCTGGCGCTTTTCTTAACTTTGGCGGTACTAATATTTACAAAGCTCGTCAGGTCGAAGAATTTAGCCGTTTGTTTACCGGGGGTAAAGTTGCTAGTGGGGACCACTTTATCTTTACTGACGCTTGGCATCCTGGCATCATTAATCTAAAATACATGAGTACATTACTCGGAATACCAGTATCCATACACGCACTATGGCACGCTGGTAGTTACGATCCGCAAGACTTTTTAGGACGTTTAATCGGTGATGCTAATTGGGTAAGACACACTGAATGTGCATTCTTTGAAGCAGTTGATCATAACTACTTTGCAACTGACTTTCATATTGATATGTTCTGTAAAAACTTATTAGGTATGAGAGATGGCGAACTAGACATATCGAAGTATCGTAAGAAAATTGTGCGTACAGGTTGGCCTATGGAGTATATGAGTAATACACTAGACGAATTCAAAGGACTAACTAAACGAGATCTTATATTATTCCCACATAGGATAGCACCAGAGAAACAGGTAGAGATATTTAAGGATTTAGCAACTAGTATGCCTGAGTATGAATGGGTAGTGTGTCAAGAGCAGAACTTAACCAAAGATGAATATCACACTCTACTTGGCGAAAGTAAAATGGTGTTCAGTGCAAACTTACAAGAAACATTAGGCATTAGCTGTTACGAAGGTGCAGTTGTAGATGCGATACCGTTTGTGCCAGATAGATTAAGTTACAGTGAAATGTACACTGACAAGTTTAAGTATCCAAGTGAGTGGACTGAGAGCTGGGATAGTTATATAACAAACAAACAGAGTTTGGTAGATGTTATTACATGGTTTATGGGCAATTACGAAGCAAACATACATTTGGTTAAAGCACAAGCAGTTAGTCTTACTAAAGAATTTTTCTCAGCACAAGGACTGCTAGAAAACATTGAGTAACCCATTTGATTACATAACAGAGTTTGAGTCTGCATTAGCCGCATACACAGGTGCTAGGTACGCTGTAATGACTGATTGTTGTACGCATGCACTTGAGCTTGCATTTAGAGCAACTGAGGTTACATCAACAGAGTTTACGCCGTACACATACATTTCAATACCAATGATGCTTATGAAGTTAGGCGTTAGGTTTGAATACAATGAAGTTGAGGTGTGGGCTGGCAGTTATTACTTCCAATACACTAACATTTGGGATAGTGCTAGAGCATTATATCCCGACATGTACAAGCCTGGACAGATAATGTGTTTGAGTTTTGGACACGATAAACCAATGACATTGGGCAGAGGTGGTGCTATCCTATTAGACGACCAGGAACTTTACAAACAGTTAAAACTCATGTGCTATGATGGTCGTGACCTAAATATACAGCCATGGGAAAGTCAGAAAGAGTTTAAGTTAGGGTACCATTATAAACCTACACCCGAAGAAGCATTATTAGGATTAGAAAAATTAGGGCAACATGACGCACAACCTAAATACAAACAGTATCCTGACTTGAGAAAGATCAGCATAATCTAATAACGGTAAATATCTATATGATAAGACCCGTAGACATAATCATACATCAAGACTGGGATGATATAAGAAAACTCTATAATATTGCATCTACAATACTAGCAAACTCACCTAAAAAAACTCTGTCATTGAATGAAAATTATTATCCTGGGCTGACATACGATTTTGGTGATCGTGGTCAATTTTCTCTAGATACTGACGGAGCATTATCAAAAGACTGGGGATTCCTCCTAGGCGACATAATAAATTCTAAATTTCCATGGCATCAACAGGCTGATGAAATTTTCTCAGCATTAGATCTTGAAGCGATAAATTTTAGTATTCACTAT